TAAGGAGTAGCAAACGTAGCTTGTATCTTCTCTCCATCAAAGCTATTACCTTGCTCCATGCGATAAACGTAACCATCACTTGCACCAAAGTAAATAAGTTCTGTCCGACCTACGTATTCACTGTCTATTGCGTTAACATTAAAACCACGTAAATCATTAAACGCCATACCATCTTGTAATTGTGTAGCCGCTATAGCTTTTGCTGAAGCGTTAGTATATCCTACGTTATATCCAAATATTCTGTACTGACTCTTTTCACGAATAACTGTACTCATAAAGCCATCAGGACTACTAGTAATTAAATCTAGCATCTCATCTTGAATCGTCTTTGATACAGCAGCGAGACCAAAGTCTCCTATTCTATCAGTAGCAGAAAAAAGACGAAGACCATCAGGTCCTAAGAATATAACATCTCCACCAATCTCTTGTATAGTATCTGAAGCAACACAACCTAAGTCACGAGACACTGGTTGCAATTGAAAATCAGCTACACTATTACCATTTAGTACGTTTATACTACTTTCGCTAAATATTATTAGCTGCTCACGAAATACAATTAAACCTGTAATTTCATCAGCTACATTAATTATACCACCACCATTAGCAATTGTCAAGTCATTATCTTTGTAAGGAGCAGAAAAGATTATCTTTTTTCCATTCCCAAATACTATGTGGTTCTTAAAGTTTGTTACGAAACTTGCACCTGATACATCAGAAGGTAAAGAACTTAATTGTTCAAAAGTAGTACCATCAAATCTAAATGGTTTGCCTGTTCCATCAACAAGCATAAGTTTTTCTGTACCATCAAAGTCATACTTTAGAAATCTTACTTTGCCTGTACCACCACCTATTGTAACACCTGCACTACTATAGGCTACGTTGTCACTTACTTGTGTCCATCCTGAACCTGAAGAGAAGAATAAGTCATTTCCACGACAAGCAAACACTTTGCTGTCATATCGCACTATACCTCTGATAACACCTGTATTCGTTACAGTATTGGTATCAAACTTCTCGTATCCTTCAACTCTTCTGTATCCACCAAATATAGAAGGCTCAAAGTTACGTAGTATACGTGCTGAACCAGGTGCTTGAAATCCTTGCTGATAAGGAGAAAGGTTTGTTATCAAGCCACCTTTAAATTCAAATGAATGGGTTTGCCATGCGTCTGCCATTAGATAACAGACCTAGAGAATCCCATCCTACCACCACCTGTGTTCTGTGGTATCATTGTAGAACGTAAGTAATATGTTCTGTTGATTAATACAATACGCATATTCTTTATACCTTCATCAAACTTCTGTTTAGCTACCATTGCGTCTTGTGAATTACCACGGAATAAATAAGCATAATGCATTGCTCCATCTACAATAACATGTTTAAATCTTTCAGGAACAGCAGGAACATCATCATATAATTCTAAATCTACAGGAACACGATAATATTCATATACAACTGTATAGGCTTTATCAGGTTCAGGTGTAAGTAAATACTCAAGAGCAGGTCCATGTGCTACCATTTGTGGCACACCACTTCTACCATTGGTATTATATTCTTGGTCTACATACTTATCAAGATATTCTTCATAGGCAAGTATACCTAATCTTGTTGTTGCATTTCCTAATGAGCTATCTTCTTTTATACGAAAGCTATCAAAGTCTACTAGTTTAGCATCATGTGGAAAAGCATATCTTGTTACATTAGCAGATAAAACATCTTCTTGTTCTACATGATTAAAGGGCCAATTAAATTCATGTTGGTTGATATCACGAAGAGATGCATTGATAGCATCCTTTGCTTGGGCATAAAAACCTACAGCAGTAGAAAAGTTGCTTGATGTAAGTTCTACTTCATTAAGTCTACGGTTTACTTGATTCACTAATTCTAAATAATTATATGCCATTATTTCTGCCTTATAGCTATTTTAACAGTACGTTCAGCTTGACTTCCAGTGCTGTCAATAATCCGACAAATAAATGAGTACTCTCTATTTAAAACACCACCGCCTAAATTAATTGTAGCTACTGTATTTGTATTTGTTTGTGCTACATTCTGTATACTATCTGTAACTGCATTACTTGAAGCTACAGTTAAAGTCTCACCTGCATCTATCTGTGTCTTTCCAATCTCTGATGTTTGCACAAACCATGTTACAGTAGAAATAGTAGCTGTGTCTAAAAAGCGAGACCAATCTATGCTGTAGTCTAGTTGTTCATCAGGGTCTTTAACGGGCCATCTAAATGACATTCATTCTATTCCTTATGCTGCTGCTCTTCGTTCTGCTACAGTAGATTGTCTATCTACATAGACTATACGTGGTAGCTCTGCCTTAACATATACTATTCTAGGTGCTTGCTTCTCTATTAAAACTGTTCTCTTTCTGTCGTAGAGAGCTTTAACTGCTTCAAAGTCAAATATTACACCTGTTGCTGCAACAGTATTAACAGTACTTGTAGCTGATACACCTGTTAATGAATGTGTATTTGAAAAGGTAAAGTTATCATTAACAAAACCTGTAGCACTAACGCTATCTAAAACTTCAGTGGGTTTGTCTTCTACTGTGTTTACAAAACCAACAGCTTCAACACCTATAAGTGTTACGTTTGCTGTACCTGTTAATGTAAGAGCACCTATTGTACCTGTTGCAGATACACTTCCTAGTTTTTCTATAATGTTAACAGTTACATTGTTAACAGAACCTGTAGCACTTACACTATCTAGTGCTTCAGTCGGTTTTTCTTCTACTGTGTTTACAGCACCTGTAGCACTAACTCCTGTTATTGGAGTATTGATATTCTCTTTTACAGTATTAATTGTACCTGTAGCTGAAACACCTACAACAGAAACTTTAATAAATACATTTAAAGTTCCTACTGAGCCTGTAGCACTAACACCTGTAGAGATACGTTCTGTAACATCTATTTCAAAACCACCTGCTACAACACTAGCAATAGTACCTGTAGCAGAAACACCACTAATACTAGCGGTAAGATTGACTACACCATATTCAGATGTTCCATATAAACCTGACCCATATCGTGCAGACTGTGCTATGATTGCCATAGCCTACTCCTTACGCTATACGTATTACAGCGTTTGATGCGTCAGCGGCAGGAAATTCAATTGTTAAGTCACCAGCAGTAGCGGAAACAGTACCACCAAAATCAATAACAGCAATTGCAGAATTTGAATTTGCTGTATTATAAATGATACATCCATCTGCGGAAACAGTTACGTTACTAAAAACTTCGTCAGTAAAATCAACAATGGCAGTAGAACCTGAAAGTGAAATAGCTGCACCATCAAGCACCTGACCACCAGCACTATAATTAGTACCCGATGCTTCATCTGAATTGCCTGTTACGTTAGAGTAATTAGTTGTACTAGCATTATATGTACCTGTAGGCGATGCTTTAATAAGAGCAATTTTAAGTGAGTCTGTATCTAAATCGTGAAGACCACCTAGTAGTTCTGTCTTAAAACTATTACACATTGCGGTTGTGATAGCCATATATTAATCTCCTATAATATCAAATGATGTAAAGGGCAACCCTGAAGCTGCCCTTCACTTACATTAAGTTAAGCTAAGGTGTCTCTGTCAACTTCGTTAGCTGACATGTCACCTTGGTCGCTAATATCCATAAACATTGCATATACACGGATTTTACCGGCACTGAATGATGCACCACTACCTGCTAATAACACATCAATAGTGTCAGCAGAAGTAGAAGCAGTCAAACCTGTGATTGCAATCTGAGGAGCATAAGCACCATCGGCAGCACCATCAATATCAAAAGTTGCAACAAACTCATCAACGTCACCACCTGTAAAACCAAGTGATGCTGTTGCGTCTGTACCAGTATTCTGAGTTGCACTTTCTACAACCTGAAGACCTGCAGCCACAACAAGAGTATTAGCTGGAACTGTGATAGCTTGAATGGTATCACCGTTAGGATTAATACTATTAGCAGTTAAGTCAATAACGTTATCTATATAGTATACGTTTCTGCCTCTCTGGGAGTTGCCAGAAGCGGCTTTAAGAACAGCAGTAATATTCGCCATAATCTAATCTCCCTTACGCTAAGTGATATATACAAGTAGAGATTGCTTCAGGGCGAAGTATCTTTCTACCATACAAATGCATACCACGAACAATATCAGCAAAAGAATCAGGGTCTCTGTAAGTCTCTGTCTTGTTGATTTGCTCGGCAGTAGCTACTGATGAAGAATGACCAGCAACAATTACACCATAGTTAGTAGAACTGTTTGCACCTGTGTTAGATGGTCCTGTTCCTACTGCAGGTAAATTGTTTGACTGATAAACCTTGAAACCATGTAGGTTGTTTAGGATTAAACCATTCTGTAGTCCAGTACCACCAAAGTCTGAATCAAATAATCTTGAATCTTCATCCTTTAGTACTTCTATGAATACAGGGTCTAATACTAACCATCTACCATTAGTGTCAACATTCTGTTGGTCTAATAATCTAGACATTCTAGCAATAACAGTTAATGGGTTTCTATCTCCATTTGCAGGAGTAGCAGTTGTAGCTCCACCTGTTCTTGGTAAGATAGCCACAGCATCACCTGCTGAACCACCGAAGTCTGAAGCATCAACTTTCATTGATGATAAGAGTTCGTCAGAACCTGCAGTTGAAACAGCAACAGTACCGTTAGTGGTAGTATTAGCTGTATCTGGTGCACCATGTATTGCTGATTGCTTGAAACCTGACATATAACCAAGTACGTCTTGGTCAAATTGGTCGGCTAGTCTATAAGCTGCTCTATCTGATGCTAACTGCTGAAAGTTAATATGAGAATGAGCTTCTTCTATATCATCCACTTTAAATGCAAAGTAATTAGCTTTGTCAATAGTAAGTGAAAATTCTTCGTCATCAAGGTCTTGAGGAGTAATAGTTGTTCCTCTTGCATATGCCTTGACTGTTATTTCTGGTTCTTTGATAACCTTAACGGAATCGCCCATATTAGCAATCTCACCGAAGTAATCACTGTTAGTGATAGCTTCAACGACAGACCCCTTGCGAAATGCAAGTTGAACCTGTTTGCTGTAAATAATAGGACTAAAATTACCGTTAGGAAGATTACCATAACCAGCTGCTGCTGTAAATGCCATTTTTATCTCCTTAAACATTTATCAAATGTACACGGAATGTGTACTATAAGTTTTAGTCATTTTACTTTATAAGGACCATTCATGCGTTGAGGTTGTACGTAGGATAGCGATTCCTGTGTAGGCTCACATAATTGGGTAATCTCTAAAGTCTAGGGTAGTAGTATAACATAAGTGTCCTAGAAAGGGGTTATGTTACACCTTTAGTTACATATAGTTATATACATAAATTCTTTATTGTCAACTATATTTTTATATTATCTAGCTGAACCTGATACATCATATATGAAGTTACCAGACCTAATAGCTTCCATTATTGTATCAGCTTGTCTCTCATACTGTGCAGCGGACATCTTTTGAACCTGTGACTCAAGTATTTTTTTACCTGATTCTGTAGCATCCACTTTTGTTTTTGTAGTCTTTGTTCCAACATCCATAGCAGCACTTTTATCACTCTTTGTCTTAGTACTCTTGCTGATATTTCTGTCTGCTTTGTATAAGTCAATGGCTCTTGCTGCTGACCTTGCATCGTTGTCGTTTTCATAAAGTGCATCCTGTACCCATTTTGGTTGTTCTTCTGCCCAATCGTGGAAGTCATCACTGTCTCTAATATCTCCAAAGTCAGGATGAAGTCTCATTAATTCTGCTTCAGCTTTATCTTTTTGTGCTTCTGCAGACATCTCATCTATCTTCTGTAGCCTACTTTCTAAATCTGCTGATTGCTCTCTAGCTTTCTTCATAGCAATTGTTTCAACAATCTTAGCTACATCAGGATAATCTTTTGCCCATGCTTCTATGTCTTCGTCAGACTTAGGTAGCTTCATTTCTTTTTTAGTTGCTTTATCTAGCTGTTCTTTTAAATCATTTAACTGCTTCTGAAACTCTCGTTCTTTTTCTTGGGTATGTCTTCGTAAGTCTCCGTAACGCTTTTTAAAAGTTTTCTCTTCAGCAGAAGTCGGTTCTTCTTCATTTTTATTTTG